ACTGTTATAATGTTATTAGGTCAGTCCTTATTAGTACAGGACAAATACATAGGACTAGGAGTGCTAGTAAGGACTACCGCCCGAAACTCCATAGCGAGCTAGTATGCTTGTGAATTTTAACTGAAACTTAGTCAAGTGCCTTGAGTATTCCGTTTGTCTTTCTAGTTTATCGTATTACCGATTCGGAACTTTCTGAGTCTCGATCTCGCTTACTTGTACACACGTTAGGTAGTATTAACCATCTAAATTAAAGTATTTGTATGGTACACTATACCAGATGGAGAAAACAAAACAAGAGAAAAACAACTTCTGTCTAGCTAACGACTGTACTCACGTTTTACCAGCAGGTAGGAGAAAGTACTGTTCGAACAAATGTGCTAATAGAATTAAGAAGAGAGCATACAGAGCTAACAAATCAGCTGAAAAGTATCAAGTAGAAAAGAAAATAGATACAAACATACAGAAGCGTAGAGGTAATTACTATGCCATTATGGAGAAAAAAAATTTTTTTGACGACCTCTTAAAAGGTACTAAGACTAAACAAGAAGTAGCTGACATACTGGGATGTAGCTTACCTACTGTAACTAGATCTCTTTCTGCTTTCTTAAAGGATGAAGCACTTCGGGAGAACCAGGAGTCCTTAGAAAAAAATGGGGAGGCACAAGCAGCACTAGACGACTTTGTTAAGTTCAGAGACGACTATTTCCTCACAGAACAGGGAGTGCCGTATGAGACTCCAGAATTTCAAAAGCGTTGGATACAGGCAATCCTCGAGGCAATTAAGCATGGTAGGAGGTTAATGGTGCTATCTCCGCCACGTCATGGCAAAACTGACCTATTAACTCATTTCTGTGTCTATATGATATGTAAAAATCCAAATATGAGAATTATGTGGGTAGGAGGTAATGAGGACATAGCCAAAAATGCGGTAGGTTCTGTACTAGACCACCTTGAAAATAATGAACAACTTATACAAGACTTTGCAGGATACGAAGGTTTTAGACCTATGAACAAATCTGGAAAGTCCTGGAGTACAAGTCAGTTTACTGTAGCTACAAGAACTGTATCTGGTATTAAATCTCCTACGCTAGTAGCTGTAGGTAAAGGTGGAAAGATTCTTTCAAGAGATGCAGACTTAATTATATCTGATGACATAGAAGATCATGGAAGTACTGTCCAACCAAGTGCTAGAGAGAACACAAAAAACTGGTGGACAACAACTTTGCAGTCCAGGAAAGAAGAACATACAGGTATGGTAGTAATAGGTTCAAGACAGCATCCAGATGATTTATATAATGCATTATTAAATAATGATGCTTGGGAAACTATTGTAGAAAGAGCGCATGATTTAGAAATTCCTTTAGATGATGAATCAAAAGAACAAGATGATCATATGTTATGGAAAGGAAAAAGAACATACAAATGGTTAATGGAACAGTTAGCTGCTGCAGAAACAACAGGTGGTAGAGCTATATTTGAAATGGTGTATTTGAATAAAGCTGTACCAGAAGGTATGGAACTATTTAGTGCTGAAATGATAGATGAGTGTTTAGACAGATCTAGGACATTAGGAGATATACCTCCACATACGTCATTAATAGCAGGACTTGATCCAGCTTCTACAGGTTATCAAGCTGCAGTATTGTGGGCTTACAATCAGAAATCTGGAGAACTATGGTTAGTAGATTTACGTAACGATTTAGGTGGTGGTATATCTAAAGCACATAAAGTTATGAAAGAATGGCATCAGCAGTATTGGTTATCACATTGGATAATTGAAGAGAATGGATTTCAAAAAGCTATTGGACAAGATAAAGAAATAAGAAATTGGGCAGCAACTAACGGAGTACGTATAGAAGGTCATCAAACTTATAAAAACAAATGGGATCCAGTATTTGGTGTTACTGCAATGGTTCCTATGTATGAACAACAGAAAATTAATCTACCTTGGGGAGATCCACAGACTCAGAGAAAAGTAAATGTACTTAGACAACAACTTATTTACTTTAGCTCGGCTAGTGGAAGCAATTCTAAATCTGTTAGTACAAAAACAGACTTAGTTATGGCATCATGGTTTCCTATGAAAAGGGTACGCCAAACCGTGAAATTGATGCTATCAGAAGTAGACAACGACTATAATCCATCTTATAGTAGTTACAAAATTACAACATATGATGAAAGAATGTGGGATAGATAAATGCCTTTAACAGCTGAACAGTTAGCACACAAAGTAGATGATTTGCGTGGATTACATGAACATACTGGTCATTGGGATTATAGAACAAGAGTTCGAAAAATAATAAATGGTGGCTCACAAGGAGTAGCTGCTTTACTTGGTTCTAACTCTGAAAATTATAATGAAGATCTACCAATACCTAATATGATTGAATCTGGATTAGAACATCTAGCTCAAAAATTAGGTAGAGTTCCAGATTTAAAAGTTGATCCATATAATAATAAAGATTCAGAAAGAGCTAAAAATAAATCTGAAAAGATAGAACGTATAATACATTCATACGATAAGAATTGTAAATTAGATATGCAGTTACCACAAGCTGCTAGATGGCTTCCTGGTTATGGATTCTGTGTTTGGATAATAAGAAATAAAAAAGATAGATTTGGAAATATGTATCCTCATGCAGAATTGAGAGATCCTTATGATTGTTTTCCTGGTTACTATGGACCAGACCAACAACCTAATGAATTAGCTTTAGTAAGAGTTGTACCTGCTCACGTTATTAAAAAATTATATCCTCATGCAAAGATAGATATGAATAAAATGACTTCTCAATATAGTGGAGGATGGCAACAAGGTTTATATAAAGATGCATATTCAAGAAACTGGGAAAATGATACTTCTGATGGAGAAGAGTTAATTGAATATTACAATGATGAAGGTACTTATGTTTATTATCCAACTGCTAAACAAGTATTAGATTTTACTCCAAATCCTTTAAAAACAGGACCAAGATTTGTAATTGCTAAAAGATTTAGTTTTGATAGATTACAAGGTCAGTATGACCATGTACTAGGACTTATGTCTGCTATGGCAAAAATAAATGTTTTATCAATTATAGCTATGGAAGATGCAGTATTTACTGAAACAAATATTGTTGGAGAAATAGAATCTGGTAATTACAAAAGAGGTAGATTTGCAATTAACTACTTAACACCAGGTAGCCAAGTTGCTAAACCAACTAATAATTTACCGTATCAAATGTTTCAACAAATAGATAGGTTAGAAAGACAGTTAAGACTAGGTGCAAGTTATCCAGTTACTGATGATGCTCAATCACCTAACTCATTTGTTACTGGTAGAGGTTTACAAGAATTAATGTCATCCGTTGACTTAAACGTAAGAGAATATCAATTATCACTTAAAAATGCAATAGAAGAAATAGATTCTAAACGTTTAGAGATGGATGAGATTTTAAATAAAGATAAAAGAAAACCATTAAGTGGTTATGCAAATGGTGCTGCTTTTTCAGAACAGTATTCACCTGCAAGTGATATTGGAGGTCAGTATGATACTAGAAGAGTTTATGGTGTTATGGCAGGATTTGATGAACCAACTAAAATTGTTTCTGGGTTACAATTACTACAAGCAGGAATTATTGACAGGGAGACATTACAAGAAAACATGGATGGTTTAGATAATCTACAAAAGATTAATAATAGAATTACTAAAGATGAAGCAGAGAATGTTTTATTTGAAACTCTTAAAGTACAAGCTACACAAGGAGATCCTAAAGCTACAATGGCATTAGTTCAAATAAGAAAGAATCCAAGCAGTATGTCCTCTATATTAGATAAGTTTTATACAGCAGAAGAAGAAGTTCCTGCAGAGGAACAAGCAATTATGGATCAGATGGCAGCTTTAGAAGGAGCGCCTCAAGTTCCACAAGGACCACCGCCAGACATGAGATCTTTATTATTACAAGGAGGAGATCCTAATGTTCAATCCTGAAGAAGATCAAGAAGCATTTGATTTTGCATTTGAAGATATAGTCAAAAGTACATTAAGAGATACTTGGATGAATAACTTGAATCCATTTCCACAAGAACAAAGAATGATTCAATTTCCAGGAATTTTTATAATGTTTGAGCAAATAGAAGAAATGATAGACGAAGAATATAATGGAGGCGAAGATGGCGAATGGATCTTCTAGGAATAAAGGTAGAAGAGGTGGAGCTGTTAGTGGACCTGGAGCTTTAAGTAAAAGAACAGATTTAAATGTTTCTAGTGATGACGCAAGAGAAATGTTGGCAGATGCTCCTATGGGTAGTGAACAAGATTTAGTTCAACAAGTAGTTGAAGGTAATCAAGCATTAGTAGGTCAATCTCCTGAAGGAGTTGCAGCTAATACTGGACAACCAGCAAATGTTCAACCTGTTGATCAATTTGATTTAGCAGCACCAACTAACTTTCCAGACATGACTATTACCGACAAAGGCATGACTAAATCAAGATTCTTAGAAGAAGATTCTATGATGTTAATAAGAGCTATGGCGGAAATCTATCCGACACCAGAATTGTTATCGTTGTTAAATAGTCAAGGGAGCGTATATTCACAGACACCTGATGATGATATAGCAATATAATGGGTGTATACTATTTTGACAATCCTGCACAAGAGAGAGATCTGTACGAAGAAATTTATAATCGTCAGATAAAATATAAAAGAACTAGAGATTCAGTAAACGCTATGGATGCTGCAAGAGCATCTTCAATATCAAAGTTATATCCAAACTTTTCTCCTGATGTTATATCAGCTATGACTTTATTAAAAGTAAAACCAGAATCAGAAGTATTAGCTGAAGTATCTCAAAGAATACAAGAACATAATCAAAGAAGCATACTTGCTAAAGTTGGTTCAGGTTTTAAAGCAGGTATTAGATTAGGTTTACTTGGATTAGAAGATGCATACAGAAGTTGGGTAGATAGACCTATCAACTCGTTTATTGCTTCAACATTTGGAGATCAAAAAGAAAGTTTGACATTTCAAGATGCGTATGCTCAATCTGGTAAATCAACAGTTAGAAATGCAATTAATCAATTAAGGTCTGGTCAAAGAGTTAATTTAGGTCAAGGATTTCTTCCTAATAGTGATCTATTTGATCCTAATAATCCTAACTCTAAATTCTTTGAAGAATATCAATACATGGTTAAAAAAGGTATGAGTCCTGATAAAGCAACTCAACATATCAATAATTATCTTGGAGATCCTATAACAGAAGTTGATAGAAGAATGCAAGAAGAATCAGGAATGTTTACTGTTAAAAATAGAATAAGTGGTGAATCAACTCCTATTTCTTTAGGTAGGTCTGTAGCTAACTTAGTTATGGAAGAAGGTAGTAGAGGATACAACACAATGTCAGGAATTATAGATGCAGGCAAAATAATGTTTTTAGATCCTGCAAACTATTTTGGATTAACTGCTAGACACCTAACTAAAAGTAGAAGGACGTTAAATCCATCTCCTGAGTTACTTGCTGATTTAAAGAAAGTAGGTATTCAAGGAAAAAAAGGTAGTGCTGAATTTACTCAATCACAAAAAAAAGCAATGGGTATTTATGAAACTGGAAAATTTAGTTTTGCAAATAAAAGACAAGTAAATAATTATTTAGAACAAGATACAGGAGGACAGGAATTAATTAGGTGGTTAGCTACGAATGATGACACAAATAGGTTTATCCAGTTAACAGGAATAACAGATAAAGAAGTATTAGCAGATTTTAGAAAAATACAAGTATCAAGGAGACCAGAAGAAAATAAAATAAAAGCAATAAGAAGTTTATTAAATGATAAATATTTAGGTAATCCATTTAGAGGACCAGAAGGTTTTGGACAACAAAGACCTACAGTAGGAGCGTTTGGAAGAATGACAGGTGGATTAGCTGAGAATTTATTAGGAGATAGATTAACTCCAGGTCTTGAAGGAGCAGGTAGATTATTTGGAGCGAGAAAAGTTATAAGATCTAGTCTTATGGAAAATTCTCAAATGGGTAGACTTATGGCATCTTATGCTTCAGATTTACCGTATAGATTTTTAGATGTTGATCAAATTGATCAATCTATACATCAAATGAAATTATGGATGGATCAAACAACTATGTCTAGTAAAGATAAATCAGAAGTATTTGATCAAGTTATAAGGTTAGATGAGGGTGATGAAGCGGGATTGTTTGATATAGCTAAAGACATGATGGCAAGAACAGGAGAAGATCTAGTTGAGAATGCAGGTGTTAAACAAGCAGATGTCAGAAATGTAACAACAATGTTTGATGAAGAATTAGAAGATTATAGAAAATACTGGATAGATGCAGTTACTGGTGAAAATGTTATGGGTACTCACAATTTTGTACCTTCAATCGTTGAAGGTAAACCATCAGCAGCACCAGGACCTCAACTGCTAACAGAGTTTATAAATAGAACTATACCTTTACCAGATGCTAGAGGTTTAACTAAAGCATATAACAGTATGGGAATGATAAGAGCTTTAGCTCCAGATTTATTTAAAGTAAATGAATTAGGTGAACCTATTGGTAAATTAGCTAAACGTGGTTTTGATAAAAGGTCTCTTAAAGGAGTAGAAAGAAAAATTGCAGATGTGTATATGTCAGAAATTTGGAAACCTTTAGTTCTATTAAGAGGTGCATGGACAATTAGAGTTGTAGGAGAAGAACAGTTAAGAATGTATGCTAGAGGATTTGATAATATATTTAGTCAACCTTTTTCTTGGTTTTCTCAATTTATTATGGGAACTGATGATGCAGCAAAAGTTAGAAGATGGAACTCTAAATCTGTTACATACAATGATTTATTTGGAGATCCTTTTGAGGATGCTAGAGAAGCACAACAAGCATCTTCAAGAATTGCTGCAATAAATAACAATGATAAATTTTTTGGTGGAGAAAGAAAAGGTGTAAAAAAACCTGGACCTTTTAAATTTAAAGTTTTAAAGAAACAAGACATAATAAGAAAATCATCTGCAAATAGAAGAACAAAAGAATATAACGAATATTTAAGAAATTATTTTAGAGAAATAGCTAAGTTACATGGAGATGATTTATTTAAATTTCTATATAGAAGTGATGGTGGAGCTTTATTAACACCTAAACAACAACAAGCTAGATTGCAAGAATGGATGTTAGGTGAAAGCGATAAAGTAAAAGCAATAATTAAATTGTATAACAAAGGTGGTCCTAGTTTTAGAAGGTCAGCAGGAACAGTTGGAGGTAGATATTCATTTGCTAAAGCATTAGAAGCAAGAGCAGTACAAGCAGGCGGAGGAACTTTTTCTGAAAAAAGAGAATTGTTAGAACAGTTAGTAAGCATTAATAGAATTGAAGATATAGATCTAGTACAAATGAATCCTTTTACTATATCAAAAAAATTAAAAGGAGATGACGATTTAATAAATATGATTAAAGCTGGTGAAATAAATGGTATTAAATTTGATGATGTCTTTAAAGAATTAGATAGTCAAGGTACTAATGTATTTAAAAAAAGACCAGGTATTAAAAAGAAAGATTCTCAATTTGAATCTGTAGTAGATATTATTGATGACAAGTATGAAAGTCTCCCCCAGTATTTAGCTGCACCTATGGATTCATATATGGATGGTCCTAATTGGTGGTCTAGGCAGACAGCACGTGGTTTTGATATATTTATGGGTTCAAGAACAGATAACCTATCTAGGTCTCCTGTGTTTAGACAATTATACTGGAGGCAGATATATGATATGTTACCTTACATGAGTGCAGGCATGAGAGCTAGGTTATTAAATGGTGGAACAATAATGTCTGAAGGTATACCTATTTCTATAAAAGGAGCAAGAAGAGCAAACATTCCACAACAAAATTTATGGCAGAGATTCTTTAGTTCTATAGATCCTACAGAAGGAGGAACAGCAGGACTTAAATTACGTAAAAGAGATAATGCAATTAACTTTGATATGTTTGAAAAAGAAGTTAAAAGATTAGATGCTATTGATGCAAAAGCAGGAAATGTTGATGTAGATTTTCAAAAAGATATAAGAGAACTTGAAAAAGAATTTAGAAAAATAAAACGTGAATTTAATAATGAGTTAGAAGAGTTTCAAGGTAACAGATATTACATAGGTAAAGGTGAAAGATATACAAAAGGTATAGCTACAGATATTGATTTAGATAAAGATTTAATAATTAGAAAAGGTGATAATGTAAATAAAATAGCACCTAGTAGAAAAATTAGATACGATAAAAAAATACAAGAGTTGCGTGATAAAGAAGAAAAACTTATTGGAAATGTCAGAAAATATGACAGAGTAAATAGTCAGGATTCTAATAGATATGGACACAAATATGTAGAAAAAGTTACGAATAATATTCTTCACGGACACAAAAATAAATTGCCAGGAGTTCCTAAAAATATAACACAGTTAAGAATAATTATTAGAAATTTAAATACTGAATTAGATAAATGGAGAAGTACGTTAGATGATCAATTTGTTAGATCAGGTCCTGAAGCGGTAAGTGAAAGAGAGATTGTATACAAAATAGATGAGATTTTAGACATGGATGAGGAATTAGTTGATGCAGCAACATTTTTAGATTACGACACAATTAAAGTAACATCTGATGAATGGGATGATCTATGGGATAATTACAAGGATAGCATGGTTAATTGGTATCCTGACGACATCAAAGAAGAACGAGAACTAATAAAACGTTTAGGAGGAAAAAGAAAAATAAAAGCTGCTTGGAGAAAATTAAATAAAGAATGGACTGATAACAAAGAAGCAATAGCAAAAAAAATAAGTGATGAAGCTATTGATGAAGATGTTCGGAGATTATCTAATGCAAGTAAAAAAATAGAAAAATTGGAAAATGTATTAAAAAAACATGAAGATGAATTAGAAAAAGTTAAAGGAAGAATAGATAAAGTTAGAGTAGATGTTAATGATAGATTAGAAAAAATGGAATTAAATATAAATGATAAATTTAATAAAAAGAAAGAATCATACATAGCAGAAAGAAATAAATTATATAAAGCAGCAGGATTTATGAATGATGCTACATCTTTTAATCAAATAGACACAGTTGCTAAAGCATTTGCATTACAGGGAGTAGAAGAACTATTGTATGACTTGTCTAAAAATAATAAATTCTTTTATAACATGAGAGCTATATTCCCATTCGGTAATGCATATAAAGAAATCATTACTACTTGGGCTAAATTAATAGCAGAGAATCCACAAATGATTAGAAAAGGTCAAGTTGCTGTTAATGCTTTACGTAAAGAAAATCCATTTAGTCCAGTAGAAGGAGAAGGATTTTTAGGTACAGACGAAATAACTGGGGAAGAAGTATTTTATTATCCAGCAGTTAGCGATCTAGCATCTAACATTTTATTAGGTAAAGATAGAAATGTAGGTATTAGATTACCAGGTTATGCAAGTTCAGTTAACTTAGCTTTAAATGTTATACCTGGTGTTGGTCCTATGGTAGCAATACCATTTTCTATGTTTTTAGGAGGTAATCCTACATTTGATAACTTTAAAAAAGTAGTGTTTCCATATGGATTACCAGACGTACAAGACGCAGGAGATCTTATTAGAGCAGCAGGTCAACCAGCTTGGATGAGAAATGCATGGAGAGCTATAGCAGGATTTAATGAAGAAACACCAACTAACGAGATTACACGTGTAGCAGGTAATACACAAATAGATGTTTTTAGATTGTTAAAAGCTAACGGAGAATTAGATGATACTCCAGAGCAACAAGCAGCACTTATGGAAAAAGCTAAAGGAATAGCAAGAAGTTTAACTTTAATAAAAACATTTTCACAATTTATAGGACCTACTGGTTTAAATGCTAGATATGATGTAGGTAATGCAAAGAACAATGGAACTGTCTGGGCTATGCAAAGTTTATCTGATAGGTATAGAGAAATACTTGAAACACCTCCAACAATACCTGGAAGCAATCAATTAGCATTTGCTCCTGGTGATAACTTTGGAGCTACAAGATGGTTCATAGAAGAGTTTGGTTTTAATCCAATAGACTTAGCACAACCAAAGTCTGTTGTAGTAGAACCTAGACCAGTAGATGAAAAAGGTTCAGAGTTTGAAAGAAACAATAAAGATCTATTCAAAGATTATCCTTATACTGCACAGTTTGCAATACCTAAAGGTGGAGGAGGTCCTTTTAATTACGAAGCATATATTAATACAATCGTAAACGAAACAAGAGAACCATTAAAACCTAGTGAATGGTTACAAAAAAGAAATCAATCATTAGGACAGTTCTATATGGAAAATAAAAGACTACAGTCTTTAGAGTTATTTGATATAAATGATCCTTTACAAAACAAAAAAAGAAATAGATTCCTTGCTTTACAACAATTAGATGCAAGAGAAAGGTTTCCTGGATTTGATCAAACTATAGTAGGTTTACCTGCAACTATTAATGTAGATCTTCAGATTAAAGAATTAGAAAAATGGGCAGATGAACCTAAACTTGCTAATACTAAGGTAGGTAAAGATGTAGCAACAATATTACAACTATTTGAATTGTTTGAAACTAAAGGATATTCTGAAGGATTATCTAAGGATGGATGGAAAACTTCAAGAAAATTTATAAAAGAAAGAAAATTTATAAGAGATAGAATAGCTCAACTTGTTATGAATAATGATGATTTTTACTTCATTGCTCAAAGGGTGTTGCTACCATATATAGAAGAAAGAAAAGATTTTGTTGAAGATATAATCTATGACGAAGAAGTCTTTAAAGAATACGGTATGTATTTACCAAATAATATGGAGTTTTAAATGAGTATGAAAAAAGAATGGAAGAAAACCTTTATAGAGTCTCTTAAATTTAATAGAGGTGCTATAAGTCCAACAGCTGTTGTTGGTACTCAAATGACTGCAGAACAAGCAGAACAAATGTACGGATATGTAAGAATGGATGATAACCTTATTGCAGATTTAGACGCTTTACTTAAAAAAGATCTTTCTAATACTCAATTTATAGCACAAGTTTTAACAACATTAGAAGTTTATGATGCAAAAT